GCCCCCCACCCCAACCCATTCTCTTCTCAAACCCATGCCTTCCTTCGTTATCAACACTGCCCCGATTTACCGTTCCTTCAGTGTTGACGAATCCAGCTCAATCGCCAACGTTGAGATTGATTCGAATTTCGTAGAAATCATCTTCCAGAGCAACACTGAAAAAGCCTATCTTTTCAAGGGCTCAGATAAGCTAATTCCCTACCTGACTGAGGTGATTAAATCACCCGATCTCCTGGGTCAATCGCTGGGGAGTTTGTATCACAAATGGAGGAAATCTGGAGATCTTGAGGAAATCGTATTCCCTGAAGATTGAAAAAATAAGAATACTTTCGAGGGGGCACATTCTGCCCCTTTTGTTTTTGTATTTTTTTTCTGGTTTGTTATACAACTACCTAAATGTGTTGTTTTATTACTATACAGAACACCTATGATTACAAGGTAATTAGAATACACAACTAATCATAATTACTCATGTATTAGAATAATCGTGTAATTTATGTTATTTGTTATTCTTTATATTCTCTAATAAATGTGTAAACTGTAAATAATAACAATTGAATAATATTAGAGAATATAAAGAATAACAATATAATTGTAATTACATAATATAAAGAATAACAATATAATTGTAATTACATAATATAAAGAATAAACATGTAATTACGATTAGAAATTAATTATAATAACAGTGTAATCGTATGTGTGAGTATAAAGAATAAACATCTAATTACGATTGCAAAGTATAAAGAATAAACAGTTAATCGTAATTTAACGTTAATTATTATTAACGTTAAGCGTCCCCCAAAAAAGTACCTTCTTTCTAAGCTATAAACGTTTCCCAGAGCCCTCTAAATAATTAAAGCGAAATTCAAAGTTAGATTTCGTGATTTTCAAAAAATTTTTCCCAGAAAAAAATCGCAGAAAACCTTTTTACTATGGAACACAAAATAGCATACAAAACAAACGATGGTTCTCTCAAGGAACAAGTATTTGATGATTTCAATGAGTTTGCCGATTTAATTGATAATATTGCAGGAGACCATTATGCGGGTGTCTCCCCAACCAATATTAATGTCGAGACAATTTATGATGGTATTGTAAAACAAGAGAAAGTTAGTTATGGATATGAACCAAGAGCTGAGGGAGATATTAATCTCCTTACAGAATCGAATCAAGAAGCTAGAGAATGACATCGAGGACCTTTCAAATATGGAATTAATGTACAGACCACCCGATAGGGAGGATCATGTAAATATTGTCCAGTATTTGAATGAAATCGAAGAAAGAGTTAAAAATTTAGAAAAATAACGAGTTATGAAAGGAGTTGCAACATACACAGGAAGTGACACAGGAGGTAGTGGATCTTGTAACACACCTCCTTACACAGTTGGCGTAGGTCCTTCGAGGAAAGTGTTAGTCAATAAAAAACCTGTAATGGTACAGGATGATATTTTGACACCTGCTCCTGGTACAACTCCCAGCACTCCACCATCGCCTTGTTCCAGCCCCAGGAAGGTGGTTGCAAGCAGTACGAAGGTGTTCGTACAGGGCAAGGCTCTTGCGGTCTCTGGAGACCTCCTGAATGCCTCTACGAACATTCGTATTGCCACTGGATCTTCAAACGTTTTTGTGGTATAATACGGGGGTACTTTGAGGTTATTCACATGGCAAAGCGTCCTTCACTTAGTGGAAAAGTCCATATTGAGTCTAAACCCAAGAAGACTCGTCAAGGACTTGGGAAACACACAAAATATGCTTCTTCGAGTCGGAATGGAGCTAAAAAAAGGTATCGTGGGCAAGGGTGAGAACTTTGGGTGGCGTCGTTATGATGTCACCTTTTTTTATGGCGAATGGCGATCACATCTCTGAGACATGGGGATAGCAACCCCCTTAAAAAGTTCTGTTTAAAATTCCAAAGGAGAAAAACAGATATGGCTACAAGTCCAGTAGATAAAAGTAAAGATTTTAGAGATTCGGGAATGACATTAATTACAGAATTGTCTTCCGAATTTTGGTTAAGAAAAAGTAAAAAAGAAAAATATTATCAGTCTCCTAAAAATAGATTAGATAAACATTGTGGGGGCAAAGATGGGTTTGATGATTATGTTGAAAGATTTGAGGAGGGCACATAAATAAAGTTAAATAAATCCGTTTAAATGTGCCAAATTTCAAAACATTTAAAGATCTGAGTATAACATTCAAGCCTCATCCAGTTACGGGAGATTTAATCACCGTAAAGGATGAGGCTGATATCAAACAATCTATAGTAAATTTAATTGTTACGAATAAGGGAGAAAGATTTTTCAATCCTAATTTAGGTAGTTCTATTACAGAATTGTTATTTTCTCCCTTAGATTATGGCACAGCATCTTTGATTCAATCATACATTGAAAATACATTAAGGTCATATGAGCCAAGAATACTCATTGATTCTATAGAAACGGTTCCAAATTTTGATGACGATGGATTTGATGTTTCTTTAGAATTTCAAATTATGGGAAGGGAAGATATACCAGTAACAATTAATTTCTTTTTAGAGAGAACCCGATAAATGGTTTACACACAACTAGCTAATCTCGATTTCACTGAGATTAAATCGTCACTCAAAGAATATCTAAGATCTCAGACGGATTTTACTGGATATGATTTTGAGGGATCAACGTGGAGTCATTTATTAGATATACTTGCTTATAACACGTATTATACAGCATTTAACACCAATATGGTGGTGAATGAGTTGTTTTTGGATTCGGCAACACTAAGAGACAATGTTGTTTTGATTGCGAAGCAATTAGGTTACGTACCAAAATCAATTACGGCACCAAAAGCCACTGTAAATTTTGATGTAAATTTTTCTGGATCTGCTCCTTCTACAATATCATTAAAAAGAGGATCAGGTTTTGTAACCACATATGATAATAAGATGTATAGCTATGTGGTTACAAATGATTATAAAGTTACCGTTTCTTCAAATAAAGCAGAATTTAGAAACGTTCCTATACTTGAAGGTTCTGTTATTGTTGATTCGTATGTCGTCAATACAGCTATTTCTTCTCAAAAGTTTACCATTGACAACCCATCAGTCGATACAAATACTGTAATTGTTAAGGTATTTCCATCCATTAACTCAACAAATTATGTTCTTTACGAACAAGCTAAAAATATTTTAAATGCGAATTCAACATCAAACATTTATTATATTAACGAAATAGAAGATGAGAGATATGAAATTGTTTTTGGGGATGGAGTATTTGGAAGAAAGCTAGTTCATAATGAATATGTTGAAATTTCTTACTTAGTTACAAATGGTCCAGAAACAAATGGAGCAAAGGTATTTACATTTAGTGGTGTACTAGAAGATAGTACAGGAAATTCAAACTATTCTATCACAATCACAAATGTATCTACTGCAGAGCCTTCAAATGGAGGAGAGGACATTGAATCTATTTCGAGTATAAAATATAATGCTCCTTTGAGTTTTGGAGCACAAAATCGTGCAGTAACTGCATCCGATTATGGAACAATTATAAGAAATATATACCCAGCAATTTCTGACATCATTGTTTATGGAGGAGAGGAAGCGTCTCCACCTGAATATGGTAAAGTAAAAGTAGCAATAAAACCAAAAAATTCATCGAAACTTTCAAATTACACTAAACAAGAAATTGTAAAAAAACTAAAGCCATATATGGTTGGATCTGTAACTTGTGACATCATAGATCCATCTATAGTATATGTTGAAGTAGACACTAGTATTTTTTACAATTCATTGAACACTACTTTAACACCAATCGAAATTAGATCGAAAGTATTAAGTTCAATCGAAAATTATTTAAATTTAGCTGATACAGAAAAATTTAATGGCAAATTTAGATATAGTAAATTTGTATCGGTAGTAGATAATTCCGATAGTTCCATTTCTTCAAATGATACTAAGGTAACATTAAGAAAAGATTTTTATCCTTTACTGAACATAACGTCATATTATGAGCTATGTTTTCAAAATAGTTTTAATATTAGCTGTGATCATCCTTCAATAACATCAACTGCATTTAGAGTTGTCGAATATCCAAATGTTGATGTTTATTTGGAAGATAGGGGCGGGAAAATTGTACTATATAGAATAGCTTCTGGTGTTAATAATAAAATAGTTGTTAATCACAATGTAGGATCTGTAGATTATCATAAGGGTGAAATAAAATTATACAATTTAACCATCATTAAAGGATCTTATAGTGATAACAAAATAGAAGTTAGGGTCAACCCAAGAAATAATGATATTAACGCTTCTAGAAATGTATATCTAGATGTTGATATTGAAAAGAGTAGATTTGCTACATTTGCCGAGTAAAGTACATGTATAAGCCTAGTAGAAAAATTTCAACTTTAATTGAATCTCAATTACCTAGTTTTATTTCAACAGAGTATGAAAATTTTTCGAAATTTTTAGGGAAGTACTATGAGCATTTAGAGTCTAAAGGTAATGTATTAGATATTATTAATAATATTACCACATATTTTGATGTTGATTATTACGATAGTAATACATTAACTGAATATACTACATGCACGTCTAGCTTTTCTTCATCGGCATCAAGTATTTCTGTACAAGATGCTACATCGTTCCCAGAAGAAAATGGCTATATTAAAATTGATAATGAAATATGTTTTTATGAAAAAAGAACAGACAACGTATTTCAAAATGTAACTAGAGGAATAAGTGGAACTACAAAATTAGGAGATTTGTATCAAAAATCTAATTTTGTAGCATCTGAATCTGCTTCACATTTTCAAGGGGCAAAAGTATATAATTTAAGCAATTTATTTTTATATGCGTTAGTAAAGCATTTTGAAGATCAATATTTAAAATCATTTCCTAAAAAATCAATCAAACCACAGATTGATAAAAAATTACTATTAAAAAATATAAAGCAATTTTATAGTGCAAAGGGAACTGAGTATTCGATAAAATTTATATTCAATTCTATAGTTTCACAAACTTCTGACGACATTCCAGAAATTTTTTATCCTAAGGATCAAACGGTAAAAATTTCCACATCAGATTGGACAAATAACTATTCAATTAGAGTTAAATTGTTATCAGGTAATATTAACAATTTAATTGGACAAACAATATCACAAACAGTAGATAATCAATTTGCTTCTGCTACTATTGACAATATATCACCAAAAAATGTAGCAGGAAAAATATTTTATGAATTAATTTTAGCACCAGAGTCTATTGTTGGCAAATTTGAAGTCTGTTCAAAAACTAAATTAAGAACAAGCTTGTCTACAAGTACATCTAGTAGAATTAATGTTTTTTCTACGTATGGATGGGATGATTCGGGGTTCTTATTAATTGATGACGAAGTTATTGAATATTCTGATAAAAATATTACGCAATTTGTACAAAAATCTAGACAATCTCCAATTTCTCACGCAGAAAATGCGGAAGTATACAGCATAAAGCAAAAAATTGAATCTAATAATGTATCCTTTTTAATTTTAGGAGTAGCGTATAATTTAAATTTAACTGAAGATATTTTATATTGTTCAAAAAATGATAGTATTCAATTTAAAAATTTCGGAACTCAAACCAAAGATACTATTGTCTACAATAAATTAACAGATTCTTTTAGGTGGTTGACTAGTAATTCTTCACCAGTTTTAGAAGAAGCTAATGTTCCTATACAACAGAAAATATCAAATTTTTCAGTTGACACATCTTCTGTTTTTCAAGATTCTGATTATTATTATATTTGCTCATCAGGAATTCCTTCCCATAGTATTTTAAAGGCAAATGTTAATATTTTACCAGAAGAGCAAAAAATTCTAAGATTAATTAAAAAAACTCCAGTATCGACAACAGAAATTTACAAAACTCCTTTTAGAGATGTAGGAATTTTTCTAAATGGAGTTTTGGCATATGGCAATAAAGACGACACATTTATTACCTATGGAAAAATTGTTTCTTCAACAATAATTGATGCTGGAATAGGATACACCAATCCGCCATATGTTCTAATAGATGGTCAGCCAAATAAAGCAACAGCAACGATTGCTGGTGGTAGACTAGAAAAAATTGAAGTGACAACTAACGAGACATTCTCATTTACTCCAACAATCGAAATTGTTGCAGGAAGAAAGGCTACAGCTAGAGCTGTAGTTACTGGAGATACGATTTCTAGTATAAGAGTTATCAATCAAGGTGAGTATTATTCTGCTCCTCCTAGAGTAGTAATAACCGATTCTACAGGAAAAGGAAAATTTGCAGAATATAAAGCAATTTTAAATGCTTATGGTCAAGTCATTAGATTTGAACAAATCAATGCAGGAAAATTTTATAGTCAGGGGACAGTAACGGTAACATTACTTGAAGACGCTAGAGGTTCGGAAGCACAAGCAAAATTAGAATTAAGAAAATGGTATAAAAATAGATATTACATTAATTCGTCATATTTAGACAATTCTAATGGATATTTGTTCCAAAATTATGAATCAATTGATTTGGATATTAAAAAATACGGTTATGGATATGTAGCAAATCCGAAAAGATTAAGATATCAACTTTCAGACAATTTACAATCAAATTTAACAGAAACTACAGTAAAAACACATTCTCCAATTTTAGGATATGCCTATGATGGAAACCCAATATATGGTCCATATGGATATTCTTCTCCACTAGATAACACATCGAATATAGTTAGGTTAGAATCTGGTTACACACAAAATGTTTCTAGATCAGAAGGACCTTCGACATCCACATATCCTCTTGGGTATTTTACTGATGATTTTTCTTGGAATGCCTCAGTAAATGTGGGGAAAACAATTTTAGATAAAAATAATGGAAGATTTTGCGTAACTCCAGAATATCCAGAAGGAACATATGCATACTTCATAACAATAAATTCATCAAATCAGCCAGTATTTCCTTATATTATAGGAGAAAATTATTATTCTTTCCCTGTTGAACTGAATTATACAACAAGTATATCTCAAAATAATTTACCTTCGAATGCAAAGAAAGTTTTTTCTCCACCAGATGAACTGAATGGTTTAGGTTCGGTTATGGTGGTGAATGATGTTTTACCAGGAACAATAACTGATGTTAACATAGAAGATTCTATTGATACATTCAAAGTAGGAAATAAAATATACGTAAATAATGAAAATACAGAAGGCGAAAATTTCCAAGCAGTTATTTCCGAAGTAGAAGGTAAAGAAATTACATCAATACAATCAGTACAAGTAAAATCATTACTGATTAAGACTCAAAATATTGTATACATTTATGAAGGTGACACAATTACTCAACAATCCACAGGAGCAACTGGAATTGTGGTTGGGGATGTTTTTGATTCAAATACAATAGTATTACGAAATGTAAGTGGAACTTTTAATCAAACTAATTTGATATCATCAAATATCAATACAATAAAAATTATTACTCAAGATAATTGCAATTTTTCTGCAGGAGAAACTTTATATTTAACTAATAATGATAACGACATCATTGCAACAGGGGTAATATTAAATTCAATTTCATCTCAGAACACATTAAAAATTAAAGTATTATCTGGAACATTTACAAATTCAACTACTCATTATATAAAAAGTTCGAGTTTAAATGACAGTACTGGAATTTTTATAAGCTCGGTAGAGTCATTAAGTAAAAATAAATCAATTTCAGAATTGAATGATAAAATAGCCATAGTAACCACGAATGAAAACCATGGATTGTCCATAGGAGATACAATAAACGTTGATATTACACCAAACGATACTCTTACAGAAACATTATATTATGTTAGGAAAAAACAATATCAATCTATATTATTAAACCCACCAACTATAAATTGCCAAATAAATGATACTGGAATAGGGAGATATGAATATTTAAATGGTGGATATGATTATGCTACTGGAACATATGAAGATGTTGAACTAATATTTAAAGATCAAACAAAAATTAGATATGGAATTGGCAAAGAAGGTGATGTAAATAATGCAAGAGTTAATATAACTGTTAATAATATAAATGGCTCTAATAGAGGAATAGCAAAGATAACAGCAATTACGCAAAAAGGATCTGGGTATAAAAAAGGAGATGTTTTAACTGTATCCGATAATAGTCTATCCCGTTGGCAAAGTAGTTTATCTACTCAAAGATTAATTGTTGTTGTGGATCATGTTGCATTTGCCAAAGAAGAAACTATTTTATATTTAAATAATGTACAAAATATTTCAATTAATGATATTGTATTAATCGATGAAGAAAAATTAAAAGTTTTAACTATAGATGAACCCTCAAAATTAATTTCTGTTCAACGAGGAATTGATAATACTGCGGTAGTAGATCATTATCAAGCATCAAAATTAAGTTTGGTTGATCCAAAATATAATTTCACAAAAAATTACAGACCATTAGGAGTTTCTGCAAATAATCCATATGTATCTGAATTAAAAGATAATACTTTAATAGTAAATTATGATTATAGTGTTACAACTCCTAATACAATACAAAATAATAGTAGTTTTTACGACAATAGTTCTCCAGCAAAACTTGTTAGTATAAAACAAGCTTATTCAACAAATTATCAATTTGAATTTTCAAAAAACAACATTTCGAACTTTGTCAATAGTCCAATTATAGATTTAAAGAAATATTACAAGTATAAATTTGATACTAGTCATTCTTCATTAAATCAATCATACTTTAGCGTTTCTTCTGGTGTCAATGGTAATATAATTCCTATTGAATTTTATTCTAATGATATAGAGCCAGGATATCCTGGTTCCTTTTCTACTTTAAAAATAGGATTTTCAAATAATTTTTACATAAATGGCACATCAATATTAAAAAATGATAATACAGCATATTCAAAATATTATTATTACGATAAAAAAGGTCAAGTAAAAGCATTTAATGGATATTTTAATTTAATCAATGATCCATTACAAGGATTACATACGATTTTATATAAATCAGGCACTAGATTTGTATACAATTTAGTTGAATTACCAGATTATGATGGCTCTGGAACATGTAAATACACAACAACTTCAAAAACAGCCATCGGGAAAATTACTAAAATTTCTATTTTAAATCGTGGAAAAAATTATTATAAACTTCCTGTTGTAATTGGAGCGGAAGTAGCGTCAGAATATGAATGTAAAATTAATCCAATTTATGATAGTATAAACAAAAATATAAATTCAGTAGAAATATTAAATTTTGGACAAAACTATCAAAATCCAATCGTTACTGTTGATGGAGATGGAAATGGGGCCAAATTTGAAATAATTACAGAAGCTGGGAAAATAACAAAAATAAAAGTAATAAATAGCGGGAAAAATTATACATTTAAACCTACATTAAAAGTAGTAGAATCTAATATTAAAGTATTTTTAGATTCTGATAATTTAGGAAAACCAAAAGATATAAAAATAATTGATAACGGTTATGGATACGGTAATGATAATTCTACTACTCAAAAAGCAAGTTTCCCATTAATTTTATTTTTAAAAGATTTTGGTTCAAATACTTTTTATCCTGGGGAACAAATTGTGCAAACTGCTTTAGTACAAGGACAGATTAAAGAAATTTGTTCTGGTATTGTTACTAATGATGGGTGGAGAGATGGCAGTAATATTTTAAAATTGAAGGATGTGATAGGTATTTTTGATAATTCTTTACCAATAAAAAGTAAACTAACAAATAATACAGCAAATATAACTAAAATAATACAGAATAAAGTTGATGTTAATTTAAAATATTATTTTGACAATGTTGGATACTTTAATTCTGATAAAGGAAAAATAAATGAATTTTCTCAAAATATTACAGATTCTTATTATTATCAAGATTATTCATATGTAATTAAATCGAAAACACAATTCAATGAGTGGAAGGATGTAATCAACATAAGTACTCACCCAGCAGGATTTAAACTATTTGGAGAGTTGTCTGTAAAAAATGATGCTGATGTCAAAATGGAAGATTTTAATTCTTCCAAAAAACATATTGAATCAATCAGTTATATAAATGTTGCATCGAATACACTAAAAAAATGTTTGCTTGCTGAAATAAAAAAAGAAACAGAATTTTTATTAAAATCACAAATTTCAAATAATGAAAATTTAAATCTGGAAAGAGGATTTGGTTCTATATCAATAGATACATTTAATAACACAGAAACGATATCTAGAGAACTAATTTTAACTCCAAAATTTGATGGCACGTATGATTCTACTGGAAATTTAGTAGGAACTAAAACATTTACATTATTGGATAAAAAAACTAGACTAGCAGTATCGCCATACAATGAACAGGAATTAGTTATAACTTTGGATGGTATTTTACAAGAACCAAAAAAAGCTTTTAAAATATCTGGAAATCAAATAATTTTTTCCGAGCCACCATTAGGAGAAAGAACAGAAAAATTTGGAAAAAATAATGACGAAGTAGTTAGTTTACCTTCGCAAAAATTTTACTGTAAAGCATTTAAGTTTAAAGATAACACATTAAATTCAAAATATTTGAAAAAATTTAAAAATATTTCATCCGAATTTGATGGAGTAAAGCAAGAATTTAATTTGTATTATGAAAATGGAGATATAGTAAAATCAGATGCTCAAGAAAAATTATTGGTATGTTTAAATGGAGTTTTACAAAAAGCTAAAAAATATTATAATGATCCATCAAAAAATTCATATTTTATAGAAAGAAGCACAAATAATCAAATAACAGATAAGATTGTTTTTAGTTCTGCTCCAGCATTTAATGATAGTTCGGATTTGAATAAAAGAACTGACACAAAAGAAAATTGTTTTATATACAGTATAGGTTCATATGAACGTTTGACGATTGACAAAACTTTAATTCCATATAAAAAAAATGGACCATATTTAATAGTCAATGAAGTTTCAGATACAGTAACCCAAATAGATAATGAATTATATCCGTTAGTTTTTGTTGATGGTGTTTTACAAATAAGAGGAGAATCTTACGAAATAAATGGCGCTACTATAACTTTTAGTAAACCATTGAATTATTATATTTCAGAATCTGGAGAAGACATATATTCTGATGTTTCTATTATTATTCCATATGGAAGAGAATTGGAAAAATCATTAACTCTATATGATTTTGAGCCAGATACTTATTATAACACAATACTGATTACATTGCAAGGAACAAGTATATACACAACAGTAAATAACATTTATACTGCATTAAATGATTATGATAATGTTTTAGTATATCAAGGTAGTGATTTATTTGGAGAATTAAAGTATATTTCTGGCTCGGGTAATTCTGTTACTATAACAGCAATAAATTCTTTAAATTTAAATAGAGAAATTTTTGATAATTCCACTCCAATAAAATTTGTCATTAATGGAACTGACACGACAATAAGTGGCACATACACAATTACATTTGATTATGTTAAGGATATTGATGGAAATAAAATATTACAATATGGAGCTTATACTGGAAGATCTTTATATGGAACAAATTACAAACAAGAAATAGAAGAAAGAAGAAAATTAAAACGAATTTGTAAGATATATCCAGGAGATTTTATAAAAATAGATGGCGAAGACGAGTTTAGAAAAATTACTTCGATTTCAAATGATGTGAGACCAAAAAATAATATGCCAAATACATATGCATCATCAGAAATATACACCACCGCATTATGCACAAATTATAATGGAATATCTAAAGGAGAAGGATTGAGTGTAAGTGCAGATATATCTAATGGAACAGTTACTTCATTAAAATGGAATAAAACAGAATTAGAATTATATCTTCAAGAAAATCTTTTATTGCAACCAACAGCATATGGATATTACACAAATCCAATATTACAGTTTATACCTATAGATGGAAATGGAGGAGGAGCTAAAGCAGAAGTAATAGTTCATGACGGTGCTGTTCTTGATGTTGTGTTAATAAATGGAGGATCTGGTTATACAGATAATCCAATTGTAAAAGTTGCTAGAGGATTTGTTATAAAAAAACAAAATCCCAGAAAGATGACAGCCAAAATACATACAGCTTCGATAAGCACATATGCAAATACTACATTAAGAATACGAATAGTAACTACATTTACAACAGAGGAATAATAAAATGCCAATAAAAAGAACTTTTTCTTCTTGTTATTATGGAACATTAAAAAATAACAATCAATTATTGTCATCCATAATTTCTTCAAAAAAATGTGACGATCTTAATGTAATTTTACATAATCAAAAATCCGAACGAGTGCCATCGTTAACAAGTACAAATAGCAAGTATATTGGCAAATCTTATTCTTTCAAAATTAGTAACTTAAATTTTAATGTAGAAGATTCATTAAAAACAAAGTCCATAATAACAAATTATCATAGCGTATCAAGTTCCAATACAGTATTGAATTCTTTTATTTCAGAATCTTTTCGTTGTTTGGGAACATATTTAGAATTGCCATTATCAGAAGAAGATACAATTTTATATGTAAGTAATACAGCCAATTTTCCAGAAAAAGGTGTCTTATTGGTTGGAGATGAATTGGTATCATACGAAAGCAAAAGTTTTGATAGATTTTCCAAAATAACTAGAGGTTATGACAATTCAAAAATAAAATCCCATCAAGGTGGCGAATATATTAGAACTATTCTATAGACCATATAAATATAAATAATACAGGAATTTTTAAAGAGACTTTTAAATGGCTGCTATAATTTCAGAAAAATTTAGAATTTTTAATGCTCAACAATTTTTAAATTCTTTGGGCGATGATTATATAAATGAAACTAATTCCAGTATAGTTACTGGATCAGGATCTGAACTGTCCAGAATGTATTTTTTTATTGGTAGACCACAAGATTGGGATACAACTCTAGAAATTTTTAGTAAATCTGCTACAGCATTTACTACTTCTGATACTGTATATATTGGTTCGAATTTAGGTTCAGCATCATTCAAAGCTAATGTAAGAAGAGTTAATGAAAATAGTTTAGTTTTATATAATGTTATTGGTTCATTTAATGCTTCTTTTGGCACTCAAATTAAAGCTTCAAATGGAACTTCAGATACTGGAGCGACAGCTTTAACAGGAGTTTACAGATATTCCGATGAAAATGTTCCTGTAACTCCAGCTGATAGCCAGCAAGAAAAATTTAATTCTTATAGTGATTTGATAGCAGCAAAAAGAATCACTTCAAAATATTGCAGAACAGTAATTACAAGATATAACTGGAATTTGATCACAAATCCAAAATTTGATATGTGGAAGCCAGATTATCTGGAGTCATATAGTGGGTTGCAAGTTGGAAAATCTACTGCAACATCAGCTTCTTCATTTTATGATTCGAAGTACTATGTTGTCAATTCAAATTATGAAGTATTTAAATGCTTATACAATGGCGAAAATGAAGCAAACCCAACTGGAAGAAATGCAACATACGAGCCTCTAACTACTCCAGCTAGTGGTCAGGGAAGTTATGATTCATCAAGAAAAATATTCACAGAACCATCTGGAACTGCTGAATATATTTGGAAATATATGTATACAATTCCAACTGATGATGTATTAAAGTTTCTATCAACTGATTTTATTCCAATTGTAGAATCCACCAATGCTTCTAGAACATCGGTTGTTTCTTCTGCTGTGGATGGTTCTATTGATGTAGTCTTGACGAGAGATGATGGATCTGGTCTTTCTGACGGAACCCGTTATGCTCCTATCGTTGGAGATGGAACTGCTGGGGTGGTTCAAATTACAATTTCCTCAGGAAAAATTACTAAAGCAGTAATACACAACCCAGGAAGAAATTATACATATGGATATGTTCCATTAGTGACTGGAAGTGGCTCTGGATCTTCTGCAATTGGTCTATGGGGAAGTGTAAATATTACCGATCCAAACAATCCTACATTTAGTTCAAGTGTAACTGTCGCTGCAAACGCTACTGGAAGTCTAGAACCTGTTATTTCACCACAAGGTGGTCATGGTTCAAATCCAGAACAAGAACTAAATGGTAAGAGAATCATGATTAATGTGAGATTGACATCAACTGAATTTACAAGTGGAGAAACTACAAAAGATTTCCCAGTTGATAACGATTTCAGAAGAATTGGAATTATCAAAGATCCAATGAATTTTGGAACTACTACATTATCAACTGCATCTACATTAAATGGTTTATATGCTGTAAAAATTCAAGGAGCAACTGGCAATTATCAGGTAGATGAAATCATTGAACAAACAAATAATGGTAATAAATCTTACGGTAGAGTTGTTTCTTGGGTACTAGATTCGAATAGTACAACCGCAGGAGTGTTAAAGTATATTCAAATTCCAGATGAGCACAATTTCCAATATAAAGTAAGATCATTTGAATCTAATGCAAATGCTATTACTGGAAAGTCTTCTTTAACTTCGGGAACAATTAACACTGGTCTTGCTGATAATACAGTTCTACTTGGCTGTACATTTGTTGATGGTATGGCTAATCCAGAGATTAAAAGAAACTCTGGAGAAATCATATACATAGAGAATAGAAAGAAAATAACAAGATCTAACGATCAAATCGAAGATATTAAATTAGTAATTGAATTTTGATAATTAAAATAACATTAAATTGCTAGAATTGTAAAATGCCACAGAAGACTAATATCAGCGTACCTCCGTATAGCGATGATTTTTCTATAGATAACAATTTTTATAAGGTTTTATTTAGACCTGGATATGCTATTCAGGCGAGAGAATTAAATACAATTCAATCAATTTTACAAAACCAAATTGAAAATCACGGAAAATTTCAATTTAAGCATGGGGACTTAGTAGTTCCAGGAGAAGTTAATCTAATAACTAGATTAAATTACGTAAAGTTATCTTCTGTATCTGAAGTAGCAGTTAATGAAAATAATGTTATCACATATAAAAAATATGATATAAAATTATTGGTAGGTCAAAAACTAGAGGGTATTAATTCTGGTGTTGTTGCTATTGTAGAAGAAGCATTATATGGTTCTGAAACAGAATCCGATGTTTTATACGTAACGTATATAACAAGTGGAAATTCAGCGAATGAAAAATGTTTTAGACAAGGTGAAACTTTGTCTGTTGTAGACGGAATTAATACCCCTCTTCTTGTTGTTGGAACTGATGGCAGTGTTTCCCCTACTTCAATAGAAGTAATAGATCCAGACACCCAATCGATTAAGTTTTTAGATAGTCCTGCATTAGGATTTGGAACAGGAGTTAAAGTTGAAAGTGGTGTTTATTTTGTAAATGGAACTTTTGTTAATAATGAAGAGCAATTAATTATTGTTGATAAGTATTATGATAAGCCTTCGGCAAAAATAGGATTTAACGTAGAAGAATCCATAATAACTCCAGATGAAGATAATACATTATATGATAATTCTAGAGGATTTTCAAACTTTGCTTCTCCTGGAGCACATAGATTAAAAATAGATTTAAATCTGGTATCGTTGCCATATAATTCATTAACTGGATCTAATTTTATTCAACTAATTTCTATAAAGAATGGGGAAATTCAAAAATTAATAAAACCAACCCAATATAGTTTATTAGAAGATACTTTAGCTAGAAGAACATATGATGAATCTGGAGATTATGTAGTAAATCCATTTTCAATTGATATTAGAGAATATTATCAAAAAGATGGTAATTTTGGAGTATATGCTAAAGGAGAAGATAATTTAGTAAATGGAATTTCAGAAACAGATGCTGAGAGTTCTTTACTAGCTTCTATTTCTCCAGGTAAAGCTTACGTAAAAGGATATGAAATTTTAAATAACGAAACAAAATATTTAAAATTAGATAAAGCCAGAGATACTATTACATCAGATAATAATACTTTAAAGTCAACTGGTGGTACTACATTCACAATTTCGAATGTTTATGGTTCAATTCCATTAAATTCCGAGGGATCTGATTTAACAGCTTATCCCACAGTATTTTTACATAATGTATTTTCTGACGGCAGTAATGGTTCAAATTCTATCAATAACGAAACTTCATACAAGGCAACTACAAATAGAAGAGGAAATAGTTTTAGTATAGATGATGGCATAAAAACTGTTTATGTTTACGTAACAAATACTACAACACCGATTGGTTATTTTAATCAATTAAATTATTTTGATAAATTAAATGAACTTTATTTAACTATATCAAGACAAGGTGGCATTCCAACTGCCGTATCTAAATTAAAAGTAATAGCAGTATCAAAAGTAACTAGACAAGAATATTCTCCAGAAATACAATTACTGGAATTAACTGTTATTGGCAAGAAAAACATATTAGATGAATATTTAAAAGAATATGATTTAGAAGCCAGCGGTAAAATTAGAGAATTATTTTTCACAGAAGCTGATGCTTTAGCAAATACAAATAAATTAGGTAATGTAATTGATTATAATGAATCTATTACTCCTATAGTTGGATTAGCAAAAGCAAATGATTTTTCTGTTGCACAAATTGGTCCTGGATTTAATGAGAATACCGATATTGTTATTTCTAAAGGTAGAACAACATCAAGAAAAGATGGTGTAATAACATTAAGAATATTAAATGCAGGAACAGGATATTCAGATTCAACGACAGATTTGTCTCCAGGTTATCAAACAACAACTACATCAACTATAGGTTCTGGATTAAAAATAAAAGTTAAAACTTTTAGCGGTAATATAACAGATATAACTATAACGGACCCAGGAACAAATTATAAAGAAGGAGAAATAATTACAATTCCTGGAGGAGCAAACAATTCAACTGCAGTAGTAACTCAAATATCTAGCGCAATTTATAATACTGCATTTAATTTGTCTTATTTTAATCCAGTATTTTTTACTCGATTAATTTTAACAGAAAAAAAACCAGACGACTCTACAAAATTTGCAGTTGGTCAATATATATTTGGTGGCAAAAGTGGAGCATATGGTGTTATTGAAGGCACAAACACCACATCATATTCAAGCGGGAATAAGTTATTCATAAGATTATTGTATGGCTCATTTTTACCAGGAGAAACAATTTTTGATGAGTCAGGAAATTCTTTAAAAATAGCAGAGGAAAATACTTTATCTCATTTTGTAGTTGTAAACAGAGGAACTGGATACACTTCTCCCCAAATTGTTGTTGACGGTGTGAAGTATGATAGTTCTCAAATAAAATTAGAAAATGATGGTGGTTCAATTTATGCTGCAAGAATTGTAAATGCTGAAGTAAAAAATAAACAGTATATTCAACCTCCTGTAGTAAATGCTACCACAACAGGAACTGTAGGAGCAGAATGTAAAATAACTGCTATCTTAAATAAGAATACAGTTTTAACTTATAGTCCAGAAGATGTAAAATCATTTTATTCACAATATGGTTCTGGAAATAGTTACAAATTTACGGCTGATGTAGAAGTAGAAAAAAATGAATATCGTAACTTATCACAAGTTACTAATTTTACTTTTTCTGGAGCTATTGGTCAAAAATATTTAGAGTGCGATAGTTTTGTTGGAGATGCTTCTATTAATTTAATACAAGGAGATTTGATAATATTTACAGATTCAAACTCTGTAGCTGTAAAAGCAATTGTTCAATATGCAACAGCACCAGAAGGAACAAAAAAATCTAGAATTTATTTAGATAATGCATTAAAAATCAATGTAGTAAATTCTTCTATAACAAGAATCAGACCAAAAATATCCAATGCTTCTGCTGGTTCTCTAATTTATCCAACTGGATCTACTGGATTGAAAACTTTATCAAAAACTTCAGATGATTCAAACTTTAAATATTATATAAGAAAAGATTTTGTAACTACTGGTTCTTCAAATGGTAATTTTATAACATTCTCTGCACAATTAGATTATGGTACACAAAGATTTGCTACGTTTAATAACGATACATTTTTAGTAACTGTTTTAAATGGCGGCAGTTCTCCATTAGTTTCTACTGGAGATATTCTTTACATAGATTCAAAATATGTACAACAACAGTCAGCTACATCATCCACATCTGGAATAACTACGGGAAGCATTACATTAAATTTACCAAATGGATTTTTTGGTAATATTTCAAGCAATTTTCCAAAATTAAAATTAACGGCAACCGTAGAAATTACAAAAGGAAAACCAAAATTAAAAACCGCAATAAAAAACAAAAGAGTTATAGTGAAAACGAGTGGTGACAAAATAATTCCAATTCGTGGTCAAGATTATGACTCAGAAGATATACAAACTTTATCATATTCTGATGTTTATAAATTGCATTATGTTTACGAAGGATCTGCAACTACTCCACCTATAGTAGATTTAACTGGGAAATTAATTTCAGGAACTGATTTAACTGAGTATTTTACATTTGATGATGGCCAAAGGGATACAGTATATGATGTATCAAGACTTGTATTAAAATCAGGATATAATCCACCAACAGGTCAACTTATAATAGGATTTGATTATTTTGACCATTCACAAGGAGATTACTGCACTGTTGATTCGTATCTTCATGAATCTGGAGTAGAAGAATTAGAAATTCCATCATTTAATTCTTCTGTTCATGGAAATGTTTATTTAAGAGACGTAATTGATTTTAGACCAAAAGTTGATTCTACTTCCATAATTTCGGGATTTCAAAATCAAACATTCTTAGGGTCGATAAACTATATTAGTTTTTCTGGAGAAGGCGGATCATTCTCTCCAACTCCAGCTTCCGATAAAAATATCGAATACACTTTTTCGTATAGTAAAGCACAATATTTGGATAGAATAGATAGTATTTTTCTAAATAAATCTGGAAACTTTATTTTAAAGAAAGGAAGTTCTTCTTTAAATCCAGTTACTCCAGATTCAATTGAAGATTCTATTAGAATATGCAATATACATGTTCCTGCATTTACATATTCCAATAAAGATGTAAAAGTAATTCCAGTAGATAATCGTAGATATACGATGAGTGATATTGGAAAATTAGAAAAAAGAGTAGAAAGATTAGAATATTATACTACATTAAGTATTTTAGAGCAACAAGCTTTAAATACACAAATCAAAGATCAATTTGGATTTGAAAGATTTAAATCTGGATTTGTAGTAGATAATTTCGAAACTCACTATATTGGTGATATATCATCAGATGATTATAAATGCTCTATAGATACCCAACAAGCTGTTTTAAGACCTCAAGTTTCTGAAAATTGTTTTAATCTTGTTGAACTATTCAAAAGAGATGACCAAAGACAGAATTTAAACTATCAATTATCTAATGATGTAGTTACACTACCATACACAAATAAAGTTTTTGTGGAAAATAAATATGCATCAAAAACTATAAATCCAAATAATTTTACAGCAGTTCAAAGTGTTGGAGATCTTATTTTAAATCCAACCGTTGATATGTGGTACAACAAAGATGTAGCTCCATTAGTAACTAATAACAATACTAAACTATTTTCTATATTCTTATCCACAAAAGATATCAAGGATAAGTTTTCTTCATTCTACAATTCATTCTTAGTTAGTTGGATTGGAGTTAATAGATTATTCTACAATATAAATTCTCTATCCAACATCAACTCACAGCAAATATCATCAACAGTACAAATTGCATCAACTAATACATCATCAAATATAAGTCCTCAAAATAATGAAACTGCTAAAGGAGTAGAAACTACAACAAACAATAATAATTCTGTAATTTCTTCATTACAATATTTTATCCGTTCTGTACCTGTAAAATTTGCTATTACTAGATTAAAGCCATTAACTAAAGTATACGTTTTTATGGACGGAAAAGATATTAGTAGATGGGTAATACCAGACTCTAATTTCACAGGAATTGCAGGAAATTCATTAAGCTCATTTGGGGCAGATTTGATAACAAATCAAAATGGCAATCTTAGTGGTTTGATTGTGATGCCTGCAGGAAAACCACCAGAAAAAGGATCTCAATGGACAGGTAATGTACAATTTATTAATTATGATGATTCTGCAAATGAAGAATATTTTACAACTGGTATAAAAACAATTATATTTACATCAAGCAATTTAAATGCAGATAAAAACATAGTTGATACATACGCAGAAACCAAGTATTATTCTATTGGTAACTTACCAGAAAATCCAGCGTCAATTACATCAACCATTCCAGCATATTTTAAAGCCAACGAAGGAATACAGATAGTAGATTCGAAGTATCAAAATAAAGAAAAACCAAATCCACTATGCCAAACATTCAAAGTTCAAAACTATGAAGGTGGTGTATTTGTTACAGGTATAGATTTATACTTTGCTAAAAAAAGTAATACTATACCAATAAGAGTATACTTAACAAATGTAGATTTAAACAAGCCAGGAAAATATATTGTTCCTGGATCAGAATCTGTATTGAATCCAAATACTTATTTAAAAGTAACAGTAAATCAAACATGCAAAGTTAAAGTAAATGAATTGGTAGAGGGATCCAGTAGCGGAATTAAAGGAAATTTAGCACAAGTATTAGATAAAAATAATGTTGTTTTAACTCCAGATACACAAAATTTAATAAGTCTTTCAAATGATCAAGTATATACCTTTGTATTAGATTCTATATCAGGAAATGTTACAGAAAAAGGAATTTCGTATTCAGAAAATGAGCAATTAAAAACTGATTACTTGACCAATTTTAATGTAGCAAACAATAAAAATTGTACGATCACTATTGCTAAAAAATCTGGCAAAATTATTGACTTAAGAATATTAAATTGTGGAGCTAATTATAACTCTGCTTTAATAAGCATAGAAAGTCCTCAATTGCCTGGTGGTTCTACTGCAACAGGTTCGGTAAAGGTCTCTAATGGCAAAGTATATTATACAGAATTATCTACTTTCGGAAATGGTTACACAGAACCACCATCAGTAATAATTAAAGGAGTTGGATCTGGTTCTGGAGGAGCAGTAATTGAATCAGTAATTGATTACGATACTCCATCAGTAATCATGGGAGTTTCTGTAGACGAAACTTCTGCTTCTATTCCTACTAGATTTAATTTTGATTATCCAGTATATTTACAAAATGAAACTGAGTATTCTTTGGCAATAGAGACTGATAGTAATGAGTATTCTATTTGGGCTTCGACTTTAGCAAATGAATCAACAGATGGCCAATCAATAGTATCTAATCCTTCCTTAGGAGCTGTATATAAATCACAAAATACTGATGCGTGGACAGAAGATTTATTAGAAGATATTAAATTTACTTTATACAGGGCAGAATTTGATATTACTAAATCTTCAACATTATATTTAACTAATCAAGATTTGGGATTCGAAAAATTAAAATCAAATCCAGTTGAAACATATTCTTTATCTAATTCTGATGCTACATCACAATTATTTAAAAATAATAATAGTATAGTTAAAATACACCATAGAGATAATGGTTTTGAAGATACTGAAAAATCTTATGTATTTTTCAAAAATATTGAAACAGTTGGAGGATTTAGTTCTACTGTAATGAACTCTACTTTATTTGAAGTATTTAATGTTGGGTTGGATTCATACAATATTACTGGTCCAACAAGAGCAAACGCAAACTCATTTGGCGGAGGAACTTTCGTATTTGCTTCTCATAATAAAAAATACGAAAAACTATATGCAGATGTAAATTACATACAACCACCAAATACTGAAGTTGATAGTTATATAAAAACTACAAATGTAATTCCAGTAGATTCTAAAACTTCAAATTATCTTTCTTATTCTCAAGATAGTGATTACAATAAAACATTTTTAAATAAACAACAATTTTTTAATAATCAAAAAGTATTGTGTTCTAGAATAAATGAAGTATTGAATGATATAGATCAATCTTTGGTTTACAAATTTAATTTAAATTCATCAAAATCTCACTTATCTCCATTAATTGATTTAAGAGTTTCTTCTGTTAAACTTTCTACAAATAGAGTGGAAAATACAACGGGATATGAAAATAGATATGGAAGAAGGAATCAAATAATTAATTTATATCCTGTTTACAGTATAAAAATAACAGGAAATAGCAGTACAGCAGTAACATTAAATCAAAATGTACAAGGTGTAATTACTGGTGCAAGAGGAAGAGTAGTAGCATACACAGCAAATCCAAATACGATTCGAGTTAAAGTTACTTCAACAAGTACATTTATCGAAAATGAACGTTTAATTTTTTCAAATCAATCTGCTTTAAATAATGTTAGTATTTTACCAGACGGAATTGTAAAAAATACGTTTACGTTTACTCCAGGTTCTTATGTTGTAGCATTCAATCCATCAGATCTTACTAAAAAGTATGACAATAAAATAGATGGTAAAATAGAATATTGGGATGATAAAAATCAACAACTAATAATATCATCGAATAAACAACCAATTAATGATAATTACACAAGTCCAGCAGTAATTGGTAGTTCATATGCTAGAAATTCTGATGTTTCAATTCAAACTGCAGATATTTTAAGAGTTGGTGATTTACTTTACTACGATGGAATAGTAACAGGAACAGAAGCTCTTGCTGAAATTAGTTCAGTAGCATACACAACTGGAGTGGATTATTCATCAGATGTTTCTTCTAAAAATAGTTCAAATTTATCAAAATATACTACTAAACAAATAACAATAAATTCGGCTGGTACAGCAATTGATGTTAGATTAACAGCAAATATAAAAAATATTTCCAATATCAAAGTGTTGTATAGATATAAAACAATTTCTTCACAATTAAATTTTGATGACATAGAATGGAAGTATTTTAATGCAGATGGATCGCCAAATGAATTAGTATATATTTCTCCATTGAATGCATTGTCTGGGGATTTTGAATCCCAAGAAGCATATCAAGAATTTAAATATAGTGTTTCTAATTTAGAACAATTTACATCTTTTGCAATTAAAATTGTGATGAATAGTGATGATCCAGTGTACGTTCCAAAAATACAAGATATAAGAGCAATAGCATCATATTAAAATGACTTATTTGAAAGTAGAGGGTCACGAAAATTTATATCGTGACCCAAATACAGGAGCGATTATAAGTAAACAGTCCACACAAAAACATATTGTTTCTGAAACAATTATGCATATGATGTCGGACATAAATATGTTAAAGAACGAAATAAAAGAAATAAAATCGTTACTTAAATTATTATCTGAATAATATTATTTTTATGGACTGTTTTGTAAAATTTGCTTCTGAAAGAGGAGGTACAATAGCTCCTTTAGTAATTCCACATAAAGATTTATCTGGACCTGCTTTAACTAATCCTTCTGTTTTGGTTTTGCAGGATAAAATTTATGTAAATTTAAGAAATATTAACTACACATTATATCATTCCGAAATAAAAAAATTTGAGCATATTTGGGGTCCTCTGGTTTATATACATCCAGAGAATGAAGTAAAATTAAAAACAACTAATATTATTTGCGAATTAAATGATGATCTTAGTATAAAAAATTATGCCACCATTGATACTTCGTTATTAGATAAACCACCACTATGGGAATTTATCGGATTAGAAGATGGTAGATTAATTAATTGGAATAATACTCTTTACTTGTGTGGAGTTCGTAGAGATACTACAACTAATGGCGAAGGGAGAATGGAATTATCTGAAATAACATTTGATGGAAAAGAAGCAAAAGAAATTTCTAGATTTAGAATACCAACCCCAGGAAATAAAGAATCTTATTGTGAAAAAAATTGGATGCCAATTTTAGATACAGAATATCATTATGTAAAATGGACAAATCCAACTGAAATTGTAAAGGTAGATAAAGATAACAGTACTTGCGAAACTGTTTTGCATAAAAATTATATTCCAGGAATGAGAGACTGGAGGGGAAGTTCTCAGGTAGTTAAGTGGAAAAATAATTATATCTGTTTAATTCATGAAACAGATTTGTTTAGAAGTGAGTGTGGTAGAAAAGATGCTACTTATAGACATAGATTTATAGTTTGGGATTCTGAGTGGAATATAATTAAATATTCAAAGTCATTTTCATTCATGAATGGAGAAATAGAATTTTGTTGTGGCATGGATAAATTAAACAATGATTTTTTAATCACATTTGGATATCAAGATAATGCAGCTTATATTTTAAAAGTTTCGGAGAACATAGTTGAGGATTTTATCAATGAATAATACGCCAATAGTAAATTTTGCTTTCGATACAGAAAATCCAATAGTTAATTATGATTGTGGATATTGGTATGAAGTACAAGGGCATTATGCTCCAGCTTTAACTTATTATTTAAGAGCAGCTGAAAGAACAGAAGATATTAATTTTTCTTATATCTGTTTAATAAGAGGGTTTTATGCGTATGAAAAGCAAGGAAATAGAGATGTTACTGCAAAAAGTTTGCTATATCAAGCATTATGTATTTTACCAAAAAGACCAGAAGCTTATTTTATATTAAGTAAATATTACGAAGGTAAAGGAGAATGGATGAATGCATATTCTTTTGCTTGCTTAGGATTGGAATGCAGTGATTTTTCCAACACTTCAGGATACTCAGTTCCAGAATATCCTGGGATTCATGGGTTAATATTTCAAAAAGCTATTTCTGCTTATTGGTGGGGTAAAGGAGAAGAAACTCGAAAGTTACTTCAAATTTTAGTAAATGATTATTGGAATGTATTGGATGATAATTATAAAACGTCTATAGAAAATAATATTGTAAACTTAGGTGTCGGTCCAAAAGAAGTAGCATACGTTCAATACGACAAAACAAAATTAGAAAAATATAAATTTAAATTTGACGGAATAGAAAATATAGAGTCAAATCATTCACAAACTTATCAAGATATGTTTGTTCTTTCTGTTTTTAATGGAAAGCAAAATGGAACGTATTTAGAAGTTGGTGGTGGTGATCCATTCTGGGGAAATAATACTGCATTATTAGAAAAAAATTATAACTGGTCTGGCGTATCAATAGAAATTAGCAAAGATTTGTCTGATAATCACACAAAATATAGAAATCATAAAATATTAAATGAAGATGCTACAAAAATTAATTATAAAGAATTGCTACGAGAAAATTTTGATTCAAATATAATTGATTATTTGCAATTAGATTGTGATCCAGCAAAAACCACTTTTGATATTTTACTTTCTATTCCATTTGAAGAATATAAATTTGGAGTTATTACATACGAGCATGATTATAGTATAGATGTGTCTAGATCATATAGAGAAAAATCAAGAAGATATTTATCTTTATTGGGATATGAATTATTAGTTAATGATGTTGGTCCAGTTGATTGGTTTAGTTTTGAAGATTGGTGGGTACATCCAGATTTGGTAGATAAAGATAGAATACAATTAATGAAAAATAAAATAGATAAAATAAATCAAGTAGAAAATTATTTTTTAAATAAGTAAAATGGATTTAATTAAAACTAAAGAAAATTTTAAAACACAGCTTACAAATGTAAAAGAAAAAATTGTAGATCTACAAGAACAATTAGAACAAGCTAAAGAATATAAACTCAAGTTAATTGGAGGATTGGAAACATTAGAATTGTTAGAAAAAGAATCTGAGTTAATAGAATAAATAATATAAATTTATCAAACCCCTTCTTATAAATAGATAAGAAGGGGTTTTTCAGCTATGGCTGCAGTCAGAATTAATTTACAATTAGATCAAGGAGCAGATTTTTCTGCAATTTTTAATTTAACAGATGGTGTTAAATTATTAGATTTAAATGATTATGACGTAGAAGCTTATTTTGGATATAATTATTCTACGGATAATAAAATTAGTTTTGACGTGAATATTTTAGATGCTGTAAATGGAAAGGTAGAATTACTTTTGACTTCAACTCAAACATCACAATTAAAATTACCTAGATATGTTTATGACATTGTGGTGACATCTTCCGAAGAACTTGGAAATAAAAAAATTAGAATCGTAGAAGGCATTTTAGAAGTTTCCCCTGGAGTATCCTGATGGCAGAATATACAGTTCCTGTAAGCACTGGTACAAGTGAAACAACCGCTTCAACTGGAGGTGATGTTCAATATAATGCGACTGTAGCTGGAACGGGAGAAGCAACAACAGGTACAGTTTTACAAGGAACTCAAGGTATACAAGGTACTCAAGGTATACAAGGAACTCAAGGACTTGATGGATTACAGGGATTATCTGGTTCTCAGGGTTTAATAGGATTAACAGGTGTCCAAGGAAGTCAGGGTACTCAAGGATTTAAAGGGAATACTGGCAATCAAGGAACACAAGGAACAGACGGTGCTCAAGGAATTAGGGGTACGGTAGGATCTCAGGGAACAGACGGAATACAAGGTCAAAGAGGATTAGTTGGAACTCCTGGATCGCAAGGTAGTCAAGGTATTCAGGGTAGACAAGGAACTCAAGGTTTTAGGGGATCTCAAGGACTTAATGGATTACAAGGTAACCAAGGAGTTCAAGGAAGACAAGGAACTCAAGGGATTCAAGGAGAACGTGGATTAATTGGATTTAAAGGTGATACTGGTTCACAAGGTTCTCAAGGTATTCAAGGTGAACTAGGTATACAAGGACCTTATGGATTACAAGGATTAACTGGATCTGGTGCTCAAGGTTCTCAAGGTACTGATGGTATTCAAGGATTTTATGGATCACAAGGAATACAAGGTGGTATAGGAATCCAAGGAGAACGTGGAGTACAAGGTAATAGAGGATTTATAGGAGATGTTGGATCCCAAGGAATTCAAGGACAAAAAGGATTAGTTGGAGAGCCAGGAACTCAAGGATTACAAGGAGTTAGAGGTCCAGTTGGTTCTGGTGGATTACAAGGAACTCAAGGAATACAAGGTCAACGAGGTATTGGATTACAGGGATCTCAAGGTATTCAAGGTGATCTTGGAATACAAGGATTCAAAGGCTCCCAAGGAATACAAGGAGAAAGGGGGCTTAAAGGTGATACTGGTACACAAGGAACTACTGGTATTCAAGGATTTTATGGGACACAAGGATCAACTGGTGCTGGTGCTCAAGGTTCTCAAGGTACTGATGGTATTCAAGGACCCGATGGATTACAGGGAGCACAAGGACAAAGAGGTTTACAAGGTTTACAGGGAATTCAAGGAGCACAAGGAAATCAAGGAACAACTGGACAATCTGGAGCCGATGGCTCTCAAGGAGCGAGAGGTTTTACTGGCACAACAGGGTCTCAAGGATCTCAAGGTGTTCAAGGAAATTTAGGAAACCAAGGAATCCAAGGTGTTAAAGGAGCATTAGGAGAACAGGGTATCCAAGGATTTACTGGCACCCAAGGGCTTACTGGTATCCAAGGTAGACAAGGAATTCAAGGAGAAAAAGGATTTACTGGAAATACTGGTTCTCAAGGTTCTTCTGGTATTCAAGGACTTACAGGATCTCAAGGTTCCAGAGGATTGCAAGGAATTGAGGGTCAAGGTGCTCAAGGAATTCAAGGAGCCAAAGGAAATGTAGGTAATGATGGAATACAAGGTATTCAAGGACAAAGGGGACTTATTGGAAGTCCTGGTCCTCAAGGATTAACTGGAATACAAGGTGATTTAGGAATACAAGGACCTAGAGGACCACAAGGACTTCAAGGAATTATTGGTATACAAGGCAATCAGGGAGTTCAAGGTAGACAAGGAATTCAAGGTGAAAAGGGAATTCAAGGTGATTATGGTATTCAAGGAGCACAGGGAATCCAAGGTCCACAAGGATCTCAAGGAACTACAGGAATTCAAGGTAGACAAGGAACTCAAGGTTCTCAAGGTCTACATGGACAATTTGCTGGACAAGGCATTCAAGGACCTCAAGGACCTCAAGGTAACGAAGGAAGACAGGGAATTCAAGGAACTCAAGGTTTAAGAGGAATTCAAGGAGAAAGAGGATTTCAAGGTACTCAAGGAATTCAAGGTAGACAAGGAATTCAAGGAACCAGGGGTATTCAGGGAGAAGAAGGGCTACAAGGAATTCAAGGTTCTCAAGGAGTTCAGGGAGTTCAAGGGCGCCAAGGAATTCAAGGCGAAAGAGGGATTCAAGGAAATCAAGGAACTCAAGGTATTCAAGGAAGACAAGGACCACAAGGAACTACAGGTATTCAAGGAAATCTTGGAAATCAAGGTATTCAAGGAAATCAAGGACCTCAAGGTACTATTGGTATCCAAGGACCTTATGGTGTACAAGGAGCAACTGGAAGTTTTGGTGGAGCAACATTTGATTATACTTTTTCATCAGATATTGAAAATACAAATCCAGGTTCAGGAAAATTAAAATTAAATTCAGTAAGCTTTAGTCAAAGCACCTTATTGTATATCAGTCAATTTGATGATCAATCAAATTCTAATTATAATTTCTTGCTAACTATTGATGATTCAAGTTCTTCTATTCGTGGTCATTTCACAATTAGACCAAAATCTGATTCTACGAAGTTTGCAATTTTTGCTATAACTAATGATATTTCATATAATTCAGTTGATAATTATTTTGCAGTTCCAATATCTTACTTATCTGGAGATAATTCATATTTAAATAATGAAGATGTTTTAATTACTTTTGCAAGAACTGGAGATATAGGTCCAAGTGGACCGCAAGGATCCCAAGGTACTACTGGTATTCAAGGACCTTATGGTGTACAAGGATCAATTGGCGCTGGCATTCAAGGTCCTCAAGGTCTTCAAGGTACAGATGGTATTCAAGGAAGACAAGGAGTACAAGGATCTAGAGGATTTACAGGAAATACTGGTATTCAAGGAATTCAAGGAGATCTTGGAATACAAGGATTTTATGGTAATCAAGGAACTCAAGGAATTCAAGGTGTTCAAGGACCTCAAGGTACATATGGAACCCAAGGATTTCAAGGTATTCAAGGACTTCAAGGTAGACAAGGAATACAAGGAGAACAAGGTATTCAAGGCAACCAAGGTACTCAAGGACTAAGAGGATTTACTGGAGACATTGGACCACAAGGTATTATTGGACTAACTGGTATTCAAGGTAATACTGGTATTCAAGGCAATCAAGGTACTCAGGGTGTTCAAGGATTTCACGGAATAATTGGTAGCATTTCTTTGGATGTATCTAGTTATGGAGTTTCTGGATATCTATTACAAGGATCAAATACGTTAAATCCAAAAATAATTTTAGCAAGAGGAATTACTTATTACATTAATGTAAATGCTAGTGGTCATCCTTTTTGGATAAAAACAACAAAAACTAATGGAACTGACAATGCATATACTGAAGGAATTTTAAACAATGGCGAAGATTCTGGATTAATTACTTTCCAAGTACCTCAAACTGCTCCTGATATTTTATATTATAACTGTCAATTCCATTCATCTATGAGTGGTACTATAGAAATCAATGATTTAGGAGAATTAGGACCTCAAGGAGCACAAGGTATCCAAGGCATTCAGGGTCTTCAAGGTGTTCAAGGAGAAAGAGGTATACAAGGCGCTCAAGGCATTCAAGGTAATCAAGGAACTCAAGGAATAAGAGGACAGCAAGGAATTCAAGGAGAGTTTGGTACACAAGGATCTCAAGGAAGACAAGGCATACAAGGAGTCCAAGGAGAAAAAGGTATTCAAGGTAATACTGGTATACAAGGTAATGAGGGATTACAAGGAGTCCAAGGAGAATCTATTCAAGGTATCCAAGGATTACAGGGATCACAAGGAACTACAGGTATTCAAGGCGCACAAGGTTTTGTTGGTATTCAAGGTTTTGATGGTGCTCAAGGACTTCAAGGAAATCCTGGAATTCAAGGTCTTCAAGGAGAAGAAGGAAGAGGTCTTAATATATTAGGTTCTGTTGATGGAGTTTCTGAATTACCTGGATATCCAATAACATATATGGGATTAATTGGAGATGCATATATTGTTAGTGATAGTGGATCTTTGTTTATTTGGAATGGAAGTTTTTGGGAAGATGTTGGTCAAATTGTTGGTCCACCTGGAGATATTGGACCACAAGGTATACAAGGAGGACAAGGAATAAGTGGTGCATTCGTAGGTCAAGGTGTTCAAGGTCCAAGAGGATTTCAAGGAATTCAAGGTCTACAAGGAAATCAAGGTCTTCATGGAGAGTTTGCAGGACAAGGTGTTCAAGGACCTCAAGGTGTACAAGGTAATATAGGAATACAAGGTAGTACTGGATCTCAAGGATCTCAAGGATTGCAAGGAGCACAAGGAACTCAAGGAATACAAGGACAAATTGGTACACAAGGTCTTGATGGATTATTTGCTGGTCAAGGGGCGCAAGGTCC